ACCTGACCGCGCCCATGCAGGCGCTGGCAGATACTGCCCGCACCTTTTTGCAGGGCAACCTGCTGCCAATGATCGGCAACGTGCTGGCGGGCATCCCGCAGCTGGTGTACGGCCTTGTGCCGGAGGTGCTCCAGACCGGCACGGAGCTGGTGAGCAGTCTGGCAGCGGGCTTTGCGCAGGGCATCCCGGCGTTTCTGTCCACTGCCCTGCCGCAGCTGCTCTCCTTTACCGAAGAGCTGCGCGCCAACGCAGGGCAGTTTGTAGATGCAGGCCTTAACTGCATCACCCAGCTGCTCAACGGCCTGATTGCCGGTCTGCCGCAGCTGATCGCCTATGTGCCGGATATCATCATCAATATTGCGGGCATCATCAACGACAATATGCCCAAGATCCTTGCGCAGGGTGTTTCCATCATCGTGCAGCTGATCGCGGGCATCATACAGGCCGTGCCTTCCCTGCTGGCCAACTGGAAGAAGATCCTGCAGGCGGTGCTGTCGGTGATCTCTGCCATCAACTGGCTGAACATCGGCAAGAACATCCTCACCAGCGTGGCGAACGGCGTAAAGAGCATGGGCTCCAGTATGCTGACCGCCTTCAAGGGCGGCTTTTCCAGCGCGCTGAGCTGGATCAAGAGCCTGCCCTCGCAGGCGGTGCAGTGGGGCAAAAACCTGATACAGGGCTTTATCAAGGGTCTGACCGGCAAGGGCAATGTGGTGAGCAATGCCGCCACCGCTGTCACTGCCGGTATTTCTTTGGCTGAGACCGCCAGCGGCAAACAGGACAACTGGGCTGCCAGCTGGGCAAACGCCAACACCA